AGTTTAAAACCTCCTTTTTCAATGGCTTTGCCGTCTTGTAGTACTACATAACCTATTGATGAACGGAGGTTGCCCGTTTGGTCTTGATAGCTACCATTTGTCCGTGATTCGTTGATACACATTTCTCCTACATACTTCAATATGCGTATTACTTTTTGGTGATACTTTTCTATTTTCTCACGCAATATACGTTCTATATCGTTGGAATTGAATTGTGGTGTTATCATACGAATATACGGCAATGGAAATAATCTCTTGAAAATCGTATTACTTGCTTTTCGAGGCGAATATTCCCCTCTATATCTACTACTTGCAAGGTAGTACCCGCTTCTATTTTTGGTGTATCTTTGGGAGCATAGATAGTAGCGGTACATTCAAATATTTGACCATCTACTTTGCTTATCTTTTGCCCCGCTCCTGCTATCTCATCACGGCATACGCCTATCTCTTGCCACTCAATAGGGTCGCTTGAATAGGTAGGTATACCATCATCGTTGATAGTAGGGTTTTGTGATACTTTCACCTTTAATAGGTACGGGTATATTTTCATTTCCTTGCAGTATTTAGAATAAGTGAGTAATATCTCTAACGGTAGCTTTGACTTCTAACAAATTATCTCTACCGATCTGCTTACAAAGCAAATTGTAAAAGGCAGTAATAGCCGATTTGTCATAAGAAAAAGATAATCCACCTTCAGAAAAGGACACTGGGCGTAATAGGAGTTCAGGAATGAGATTGTAGAAAAACATTTTTGTCTTTCGTTCGTTCTCCTCGTTGAACTCATCAGAAAGCCCCAATCCTACTCGTTGCATTTCAGCAATGAGTAGGGTGGTGGGGTATTCCACGTTCCATAGTTTCAGTTTCTCATCTATGTACGCTTGTGCGGTCATCTTAGAACTTTGTTTTGATGATGAGTTTGCGCTTAGAGTCGTTCAATACTGGAGTAGCGAACGCTGTAGCTTTTGTAGATACTGATATAGGGTCTTGATGCCCAAAAGTATTTACCAAAATGAAGCTATCCTTAATAGATTTGCTCATCACATCGGCAAAGTCCATTGTGAACTCGGTGGTAGTGGTGTATTGAGTGCTACCCAACAATGCTGAAGTAGAAAACAATATGTTACCCTCTTCCCAACCATTAGCCACAGTTACTTCTCCATTTTTGCCCTCAAAGCTGATAAAAGACTCCCATACTTTGATAATAGGCAATCCGCGTTCAGAAAGTTCGGCATTAAGTTGCTCCAAACGTACATCAGGCAAAATGGTAGTAGCATTGATAGGAACGCCTAACACAAAAGCACGTGTGTTTTTGTTTTTCAATACCTGATTGAGAGTTGCACGGCTCATAGTAATAGTAGCATAACTATACCCTTTGCCTTTGGCTTCCTCTTGGTATTTTTCGATTTCCTCTATAGGGTTAGCATCAGCATCTGCCCATTTCTTGAGTGCGTTTTGTGTTTTTACTTTGAAGTCTACCGATACATTCACCACTCCACCATTATTGGTAGCGGTAGTTTTGTATTTACCAGTAGATACAAGTTGTTTAGCCATCCACTCCATACGAGCATTGATACCGTCAATACAAAAACGAGGGTCTTCGTATATCTTATCAATAAGCTGGTTTTTGATACCTGCATTAGTAGGGTTCGCATTTACCGCATAACGGAGTTGCTGAATGGTTAGGAGGTCTTTTTCGTTCAAATCGCGGGCGATTTCTACTTTTGGTATTTCGCCTTTGATGTTTTCCACGAACTCGCGCCCTTTGCGTGGTGCTTTTGAGCCAATAGCCACGATGTCCGCCATTATTTTAGCACCATCAGCCCCTTCGATATTAGAATAGGTAAGATAAGGATTGAACTTCAATGGGAAATATTCGCGGTAGCGCAAATCTCCCAAAGGGTACGCTTGAATAATAGCATTCATATTAGCCTGAGAGAACTCGGTAATAATGTTGTTTGCGTTGATATTCATCTGCTTTTAATTTTTAAGTTATTAAATGAATGAGATACGAGGCAAAGCGGTGCGTAGGAATGCCACGCCTGCTTTTTCTTTGTCGGGTAGCGCGTCTTTGCGTGCTGTTCCTGCCATAACGACTGCTACAAGTGGCATATCGTCAATGACTACATCGTGAGCGGTTAGCCCCAATGCTCCTGCGGTATTGGCTTGTGAAAGGTCTTCTTTTACAACCTTGAAAGTACCATTAGTGTCAGGCATTACAAGCGTTCCTGCAGGAATAACTCCATCGGTAAAGCGAGCCTTAGCAGTGGTAGGGTCTATATATACCCCGCCAGGGTAGGTAACATCCAACTGGTCAAATACGACTATTTGGCGACCTGCTTTTTCTGAAATTTTAACTTCGTTCATAAGTGTTTACTGTTTATTGAAAGTTTCATTAATATACGCTTGTACATCTGCTGATACGCCATTAGCATCTGTACCACCTCCTATAATAGGTCTTGAGTGTGAAGAAAGCCCTGCATTAGCTTGGGTCTGTAAAAACGCTTGTTCATCGGCTTTGAGTTCATTTACAAAGGCATCCATTTCGGTATCGTCTTTGAAAGTTCGCCCTAAGTGGTGTTTGTAGAAAGCCTCCGATACCCCCTGCGTTTTGAGTTGGTTTAGGAAACGTTCTTTAGCACTTTGTTGTAGCTTTTCAGCTTGGAACGCTGCAATGGTTTCATTTTGTTTTTTTACAGTTTCCAAAAGACCCTTTGCCCACTCTGGCATTTCATCAGGTTTAGGCTCTGTGGAGGGAGTAGGTGGGTTTTGAGGATTTGGATTAGATTTAGCCCTCATTTCTTCGAGTTCTTTCTCTAATTTCTTGCGAGCCTCTTCAGCTTTTGTAAGACTGGTTCGCCCTTTGTCGGCTACTGATTGCAATAGCTTAACTTCTTCCTCAACTCCTTGGACGGCGTTTTCGATTTCGTTTTCTCCTTTAACCGCTGTAACCAATCGGGTGGCTATAGCTTTTAAAACTGATTCTTCCAACCCCAAGTGCGCATACTTGGTTTTGAGTGATTGTAGGATTTTTTCCATAAGATGTACAATATATTTTTTGTTTTTGCAAAGGTACGGAGGGGCGTTGTAGATTGTATATTTGCTATTTAGGAAAAAGTTAGTAATTATTTAGTAATATAAAAACGCCCCTATAAAGAGGCGTTTTCGGTGTTGAACTAAGAATATATTCACTTCAAAAAGTGTTTAAGTTTGTTTCGTATAAAGTAAAAGGCTATCAATAGTGCTACGATAATAGCTATAAGGTATAAATAGGAACTTTTTACGTTTTTTGTTTTATGAGAAAAAGCCGTTTCCGAGTGACTTTGCGCTATAAAATAAGTGTTAGCCTTAGTTATATTATCAAGGGTAGTATTCGCCACTATTTGGCTATTAGATAGGCTGTTTTTAGTCGTAATCTTCACCTTTCCACCACTTACCCTTATAGTTTCATTATCGCCGTCGCGAATGCAATAATACACTAACTCTTTGCTATTACCCACGCTATCCTTATCGCTCTCTACTGTTACCTCGTACTCTTGTGAGGCGTATGTATCGAGTTGCAGGGTTTGAGTGTTTTGCTGAAAAAGAGCCGTACTATCCTTGTACTTTATAATACGCTCTTTTTGTACCTGCTTTTGCTCGGTAGTAGCTACCTCTTTGCGTGTCCTGCAACCTATCAAGGTAAGGAATGCTAATAATGCAATGATTATTCTATTCATAACTCTCTAACATTTTGATTACTTTCTTTAAACTGTTTGCATAATCAGGAGCGGTTGCATAGCCCGCCTTTGCGACTTCCTCAGCAAACTTGTAAGGGTCTGCTTTTACAAGCAATGCCTTTGCATACCGCTTGTTTCTGAAAAAGAATTGCGCGTGGTCGGTAAAGCATTCTTCGGGCGTGTCGTACTTTCTGAACCAGTCTTTTACCTCATACTTATATTTACCATTAGGTAACATCTTCACCGATATAACCAACGGAAATAAGTGCTTTAAATTGGGGCTACTTAATATCTCTGTTGTAGTTAGTAACTGCTTCTTGTTGATGGGTGTATCCTTGCCCGCTTTTACTCCAAAAAACATATTGCCAAATACACGCTTCCCCCATCCACTCTCTAACGCCGCTTGTGCCAATGTAAAGAGGTGTGATATACCTGTTTTGCGCTCCGTTTCAAGCGCAAAGGGTTTGTACTGCTTTATAAATTCATTAGGTGTCATTTCCTTTATTTTTATTCTTTTCTAATTCTTCATTATATTCATCTTCAATATCGAACATGTGAAAGAACTTTTTATTAATGATTTTTAAAAGCACTCCCGCGAAACGAAATCCCAAACAGTCTAAATTCTCTAATAAACTTACCACTAATTGCCATATAATAGCTAATAATACTGCCCAATATAGCCAATGAAAAGGGTCAAATTCAAAATCTCCAATTGCGGGGAATCTTATGTTATCTTCAAATGTGTGTAATACATATATAAGTACTAAGTAAGTAAGTATCTTTAATAACATACGCCCGAATTTCCTACTCTCGTGTCTTTCTCCTCGATTTAAAGATGCCAAAACGCCCGTTATCCATTCAAAGAATATCAACACTACATACGCAGTTAAGAATAGGTGATTAAATCCGAATAAGAAATGTATCATTCCTATAATTGCAGAAACAACAATATCCCAAGCGATGAAACTCAAAGAAAACGTATGCCCAAAACTTGACTGAATGAAATCACGCCATCCTGTAAATCCGAATCCTTGTAAAATATAATCTATCATCTTTTTTTATTAATTTTCTTTACAATAGGATAAGGCGTAACACTCGCCACTATATCCCACCAGTCAATAAACGTGCGTTTGATGTACTTGTCATATAACTCTTTTGCAAGCCCCGCCAATAATACAGCGGCTAACGCTAAAACAAAAGCAATTCCAACGCTCCAAAATTTAAAAAATAGTGCAAAAAATAGCACCAACATACAATTGCCTACCTTTGAATGTAGCAATTTGTCTTTACCTATTAAGTTTCGTTTTAATTTATTCATATTGATTATTTTAAAATTACTTTGTTAAAAATAAGTAGCTTTTTTACTGCTTATTTTTCTGTTTGTCTACTTTTTCTGTGCCGTTGATGATAGCGGTACATCTTTCTTGAATTTGTTTGTATAATTCAATGTCTGAGGGTTGGAAGTTTGAGTTTTGAACATTGAAGTCGTTAGTGGTAACTGTGCCTTGCAAATAGGGATAACCGCCATCTTGCTGACGAGTTGCTGAAAATGCTACGGCAATAGGATTGGTTTCATTTTCAAATTCATAGGAGTACATAACAGTTACTCCTTGCACAATTTCTTGCGCAGTAATTCGGGTTGTTTTTTGAATGATTTGCATATTAATTGAATTTTAAGATTGTTGTTTTTTTATTATAGCGTAGTACTTGTCAGATTTTTCAAAATATTGATAGTGCTTATAAAATCGTTACACTTGTAATTATTCCATTAGTAATAGTTATAGCGTGCCCGTCTATGTGGTGGTAACCAGTGTAGCCTTTTAGCCCTTTAATCTTAATATCTCCCTCTAACACATCAAGTGCTACAGATTCTTCTTGTCCCCATATTGCTTTTAATATAAGGGCAGTGCTTTTTCGCCCTCCTCTACTTTCTAACTTCATTGCGGAATGTGTAGTGTCGCCAAATCCTGATGTATATACATCTATAGCTGATTTATCTACTGTTTTAAATATTTCAGGGTCATTTATTCGTACTTGTGTTGTACGGCTGTCTTTTCCTTTTCCAAGAGCCCTTATAAGACCTTCAGATGCAATAGTAAGTCCGTTTGCTTTTAAAGAAGTTTCGCTTGCGCTTTCTATTTTAAAGTTTCCTATTTGTCCCTTTGAAGCATATATACTTCCATCATCTTGTACTCTAAAAGGGGCTCTTTCTTTGTCTCTATAGTTAGCACCAGCAAAGAAACGAATGGACTCACCCGATAACCCCGCCCCATTAATACCAGCATTGCCTCCTAATGTATTACCAACAGTTAGCGCACCCGTAGTAATTGTGTTTTTTACTACTTCTGTACCATTGGTATAATCAGCACCTTTACTAAACATACCATTGATAAACTTAACATTTGCTTTTTCGGCTTCTGTGAGGTTCATTGCGTTTTTATCAATGATACCTAAATCTACCATTGTACCCCATACATCTTCGGGAGCAGGAGTCCAATCAGTGGGTTTATTGCCACGTTCGAGTTTTACGAGTTCAACAGATGAAGTAGGAATGGGTATAATGCCTGCAACTTCGTGATAAATAGTAATACCTCTCCATTCTTTATTAGGTACTATTAAATTAGTAGTCTTTCCGTTTTTCAAGTCTGTGTTTATATATTGTCTTGGCACACCTCCTAATTCATCTGAAAAGTAAATATGTGTAATTCCTTTTATATCCCCAATACAAGAAAATATATATTGTTCATTACTCTTAGTTGGCTCATTAAGCAAGTAGAAAATACCTGTATAACCATTCATAGTCCGTTTGCTCTTAGAATTTAATATAAGGTTTCTCCCCCCAATATTCAACTCATTCACTTTTTGCTGTGCAAATGTTTTAGCTTCTTGGAGTTTCAATTGAAGTTGTTGTATTTGTCTTTGCTCTGCTTCTGTGATTTTTCCGTCTGCTGCTGCTATAGCTTGTGTTTTGGTGAGTTCTGCTTGTGCTCGTGCGTATGCTTCTGTAGCAGTTTTAGCAGTTGATATTTGACTTTCTAAATCTTCAGGAGCGGGAGCCCAGTCGGTGGGGGTGTTGCCGCGTTCAAGTTTAATCCATTCTATGGTGCTATCTACAATAACTGTATGAATTGCAGTATATATTTCTATTTTTGTGTTATTAGCAGTATATCCATTCATTGTCAATGTCCAGTTGAATGTAGACTGATAAACACCATTCCCTTTATTTTCTAAGTTGGTTAAATGAACATACCCATTACTATTATGAATGGAAAATGCTAACTTTCCTACTCCTAATTGCCCTTTAAGTGTAAGTGTTACAGTTTCCCCTTCTTTTAAATCTGTAGTAATCGGATAAGTAGCAATAAGATAGTTGCTATTTGTTATCTTTCTACCACTATTTTTTAATAAATTTCTTCCTCCTATATGAATATTGTTGATACTTGATTTTAGTCTATTCTCCAATGAAAGCAAATCAGGACTTACAAGTTGTTTTATCTCGGTTTTGTTGCCGTCTGTTATTTTAAGGTTTGCTTTGATTTCTATATGGTCATCAAAGAGGTGTATATACTGCTCTCCATTTCCTGATGTTATCTTATCGGTTTTGATTTGTCCACCAGTGATTTCTGTAAAGCCATTGAGTTTAGCAATACCTCTCTCACCTTCATATTCTGAATTGACGGTGGCGTATAAGAAATGATAAAAGCCTGCTTCTTGTTCTATATCTATTTTGTTTTCGGATAGGATAAATTCGCCCGTTTCAGTGGTTTTGGAGGCTTTGATATAGAGGTAGTAGGTTTTGACTTTATCGTCCAAACGCCCTGATACGAAAGCAGGAATATTCCAATACTTATAGCTATTAGCATCACGATTAGGATTTATATCAGTAGTACCAAGGGTGAAATGCTTGAGCCAGCCGCTACCTGCATTGATTTGCTTGCTATTCTTATCAAAATAGAGTGTGTGAGGGGTTTTTACTGGGTTTGTTTTTGAGACTACAAAATCGAACTGGGTGGACTTGTTGCCTATAAGTGCCATCATTGTTTGTACGGTGGCAGGGACGATGCTTTTGGTATACTCAGGAAAGGCTGCTTCTATTTGCTTGATAGTTTCTTGAGCATCACGCCAGCTTCTTTTGGTTAATGATTGTGTGCGCTTGTTGAGTTCTCCAAAATATACTTCTTGATTTTGGAGTTTGCGCATTTCGGAGGCAAAAGAGTGTCCTTGTACTTTGTTAGATAACTCTATTTGTGGGCTGTAAGGGTTATTTACATATTCTTTTAGTCCTACAATGCGAATAGCTACGGGTGCGCGCTGAAATTCAGTATCTGAAAAGTTGATATAAGCACCCATTTTCAAGCGACCTCCTACATTTGCCCAATTCTTTTTAGCCCATATTCCGTCTAAGTCTCCAGTGAATGTAAATAAGTCTGCTCTATTTTCGTATAGGTATTTGCACGCTTCTTTCATCATCTCCCAACTTGCGCCTGACTTTGTGGCGTTGTCGCTGATATAAGCGTTGGGCATTTGCATATTGTATACGGAATATTCATCACCTATATTAGGGCGGAATATATCGTTTGGCATTGTAACACCGTCTTCTTCTTTAGGAACAAGTTGGAATCGTTTTTCGGCGTGGTTGTAGTTGGACACTTCAAACTCTCTACCTGACAGCATACCGCTTTCAAAGTAGATAAGCATTTTTTCGCCTTTGATTTGCATTGCATTGAAATCGAGGGCTTGTGGTATAGAGTCGTCAAATATGTCGTAGAAGTGTTTATCTATATCTACTGCAAAAAAACCTGATACAGTACCTTTGCGTTTGGGGTATATGTGTGAAAGGTCGAGGCTTTGTTCATTTACAAAGCCGTTATTTTGAGCGCTCTTAATGGCTATTGATAGTCCTTTGTCGTCTGAAAGGAATGTTACCCCCTCATATACGTATTCTTGTGATTTAGGCAGCAACAATTCTTTATTACCATATTTAGAGCGGTCGATATTACGCTCGCCTCCTTGTACATAGAGGCG